TATAGCAGGATCCGTGGTTGATGATTTACGCAACAAGGGATTAGAACCTGCACAAAAGACACATATCCACCCAATGACATTGAGGACTTGGGCGAAGAACCGAATAGAAAAAGGCGATACGATAGACTTTGATCTGTTTGGTGTTTATGTTGGTAACCGTGCAAAAATAAGGGGAGCAAAATAATGAAAAGTGCAGTTGCGTCAAAGAAAGCTACAGATGTAGCAGTTCCTGATCTTTCATCTTTGTTAGAGGAAGAGGCAGGAGCAGGACTTGAGAACTTTACAACAGAGGACATGCAGATACCTTTTATAAGGATACTGCAAGCTTTGTCTCCACAGTTGAACAAACAAGATAGTTTGTATATCAAAGGTGCTGAACAGGGCGATATCTTCAATACTGTATCACAACAAGTATACAAAGCAGAAGAAGGTATTACTGTAGTTCCTTGTTTCTTTGAGAAAAAGTTCTTGGAGTTTGCTTTAAGATCTACAGGTGGTGGTTTTATAAAAGAACTAGCATTTAATGATAAGGACATAACATTAGCAACACGAGATGGTGCAGCCGAAATTTTGCCTTCGGGTAATGAGTTGGTTAGAACCCATCAACATGTTGTTATGGCTATGGATAATGAAACCAAGCTAGGTGCTCCTGCTATTCTTGATATGAAAAAGACACAACTAAAAGTGTCTCGTAGATGGAATACGTTAAAGAATGGTATCAGATTACCTTCGGGTAAACCAATGCCATTGTATGGAACTGCTTGGAATATTCAAACCATAGCAGAAAGTAATGACCAAGGTAGTTGGTATAACTACAAGGTTGAACGAGTCTATGACATCACGAAAGAAATAGAAGCGATGATGTTAGAGGCTAGAACTATGTATCAAAGCTTCAGAAAAGGGGAGATTAAAACGGCCTCTGCACCTGCTGATGAAATGCAGAGTGCACAAAAGGATGACGAAATACCGTTTTAATTGAATGAAAGTCGTGGCTGGTCCTCCAAGCCACGGCTCTTTTTTTTTGGAGTGAAGAGTGAATTTAGCAGAAGAATTATTAGAAGCATTTAGTGGGTTTAGTACGGCTCATGGGCAGACAGAAGTATCTCAAGAACGTACGGCAGGAAAACAGAAAGCAAAATCATTTATAGTAAGAAATCCTCTTACTTTGGAATTAATAGAAGGACACATCAACGGCAAAAAAGGTGTTGGTGCTATCCCGATAAATGAAGAAAACAAGTGCAAGTTTGGTGCATTGGATATAGATCAGTATCCATTAGATCACAATAAACTAGTTGATAAACTAGCAGAACTCAAAGTACCATGTATCGTGTGCCGTAGTAAATCAGGTGGTGCACATATTTTTTTCTTTTTTAAGGAGTGGATGAATGCTGGGGACTTTAGGGACAAGGCTGCTGAAATATCTTCTGCTCTTGGGCATGGTCGGTGCGAAATATTCCCGAAGCAGGAACAGATTCTTGTCGAGAGGGGGGATGTGGGTAACTTCATTAATCTGCCGTATTTTGACTCGGATCAAACACTCCGTTATGCAATCCTCAAAAAAAGAACAAGCTATATTGAGGCATCACTCTCGGAGTTCATTAAACAAATCCACAAAGTCAAAACGAGTCCCAAAGATTTTTTAAAATTACCGATAGGTGGACCTGTTGATTTGTTACCTAATTACATACCTTGTCTTAGAACAAAACTAGCAATAGGAGTGTTTGAGGGCGAAAGAAACAGAACTGCATTTCATTTAGGTGTGTTTTTACAAAGACTTGATCCTGGTAATTGGAAAACAAAACTTGAAGAACACAACATGAAAGATTTTAATCCACCATTATCTGCATCAGAAGTTGTAGCTATTCAAAATACATTAGAGAAAAAAGAATATCAGTATCTTTGCAAAGAAGAGCCTATGTCTTCACATTGCAATCAGGGTGTATGTCGAACTATGAAATTAGGTATAGGTGCTACATCGATGCCAACAATAAGTGGTTTGTCTGTTATTTTATCCGAGCCAAGATTGTGGTTTGTAGATATAGGTGGTCAGAGATTAGAGATAACCACAGAAGAATTACAAGCACCTCGTTTGTTTCAGCGAGCATGTATGGAACAATTAAAAGTTATGCCTCCTAAATTAAAGGACGCAGATTGGGAATCAACAGTTAATGATTTGATGGAAAAGTGCAATGAGATACAAGTTCCCGAAGAATTAACATACAAGGGTCAGTTTATATCTATACTTGAATCTTACTGCACAGGTCGAGTTCAAGCACAGACTTTTGAAGAAGTTATGTTGGGTAAACCATATACTGAAGTAGAAGAAGGTAGAACATATTTTAGATTAGACTCGTTAATGGAGTTCATGCGACAGAAAAAGTTTGATAGTTATACGAGAGCACAAGTGCAAGAAAGACTCAAAGAGATAAACAACGAAGAAAGTTCTATCGTAAAAAAATTCAAAACATCAGCAGGTAAATGGAAATCAGTCAGAGTTTGGTGGATACCAGAGTTTGTTTCTGAAGTAGAAATCGCAGACGTAAATATTGAAATAGAGGAGGCTCCGTTCTAATGGAAATGTTAGTAGCTTTTTGCGTAATTTTTGTTGAGCAATGCAGATACAGAGGTGGCGATGCCTTGTGTAGCTTTTGGGAACCAGGAGTTGTGTATAAAACAAGGCAAGAATGTGTTGAAGGTAAAAAACTAATCGAAGAATATTTGGAAGAAGAACTGTGGAGATTGTACCCAGAGGCAGTAAAGATAGACGCAAAAGGTGTGTGTCCATTCGAAGTTAAAGATCCAACAGGTAAGAATAAGGGACAAGGGAATAGAAAGTGATAAACGAAACTACGATTTTTGGGCCACCAGGCACAGGAAAAACAACAACTTTAATTGATTTAGTCAAAGATAAAATAATATTTGGCATGGATCCAAACAAGATAGCATTTATGTCTTTTAGCCGTAAAGCTGCAACAGAGGCAAAAGATCGTGCTATGGGAGAGCTAAATTTAAATACAGATCAAATGTTATACTTTAGGACATTACACTCACTAGCATTTACTTGGATGGGTTTAACTACAAGACAAGTTTTCAAGGGATCTGACTATAACGAATTAGGAAAACTAGTTGGGTTGGAATTTAGAAGTAATCCTACAGTTGGTTTAGAAGACGGACCTTTGTTTCAGATAGGTGCAGGTGGCGACAGATACATGTCTATTATTCAGATGGCTCGTGTTAGAGAGGTCACACTAGAGCAACAATTCAATGATACTTGGGATCATACTTTACATTGGCAACAGCTTAAAATTTTAGACAAAGCTTATACCGATTACAAAACAGCAAAAGATAAATTAGATTTTGTTGATATGATAGAAAAATTTATACAAGAGGGATCTAGTCCAAAGTTTGATTTACTAATTATAGATGAAGCACAAGACTTAGCACCTCTGCAATGGAGAATGGTTAAAGAAGTTTTAGCACCAAATTCAAAGGAAATTTATTATGCAGGAGATGACGATCAGGCTATCTACACATGGATGGGTGTCAGGGTAGATGACTTTTTAAATGCAAGTGAAAACAAAATTATTTTAGAAAAATCATACAGAGTTCCAAATGCTATTCATGAGTTTTCACAAAACTTGATAAATAAACTCTCTCTTAGACAACTTAAAAAATGGGAGCCTACTACTAAAGACGGCATAATAACTTGGCATAGAGATATTTTAGATGTTGATATGACTAATGGCGAATGGCTGATACTTGCAAGAACAAATTACATAGCAAACAAAGTTTGTGTTCGTATGAAAGAAGAAGGCTATCTTTATTGGCGAGAAGGCACAGGTTGGTCTATATCTCCAAACGTATTAAATGCTATAGAGTTGTGGCTTAAACTACAACGAGGAGCATCAGTTCCTGCTGATTTGTTAAAACCTTTCTCAAAGTTGATTAATCCTAAATATATAACAAAATCAGGTAGGAAGTTAATGAACTCTTTGGCTGACGTTAACAGCGAAAGACCTCCCGATGAGGGATACTCATTAGGAAACTTAGAGAGATTGTGTGAGTTTACGGCAACTAATTCAGTGCCGTGGCAGAAAGTTTTAAGTGTGTCCGATCAAGAAACAGCATACATCATGTCTGTTAGAAGACGAGGAGAAAAGATATTAACAGGTAGTCCAAGGATTAGAATATCTACAATACACAAAGCAAAAGGTGGAGAGGCAGATAATGTAGCTGTTTTATTAGACTCTACAAAGGCTTGTGTAGAAAGTTTAGATCAGGACTCAGAGATCAGAACTTTTTATGTGGGTATAACTCGTGCTAAAAAAACACTGCATTTAATAGAATCAACAACAAAATATAGGTTTGAAATATGAAGAAAAACAGAAAATACTTCCTAGATGAAGCAGAGAAACTAATCAATGGACCGAGAGCCAAGGAATATGGGCCTGCTAAATTTAATCATGAAAGAATAGCCAAGATATGGTCTGTTATATTAGCAAGAGAAGTAACGGCACAAGAAGTTGTAGCTTGTATGGTTGGTGTAAAATTAGCTAGACTAGCAGAAACAATAGAACACGATGATAGCTGGGTTGATATTATCGGATATGCTGCATTAGGCGGAGAAATTATAAATGACAAATGATCAATATCATTTTTTAGATCAAGATATAAAAGATATGTCTTGGGGTAATGTGGACTCTGATTGGACACCTCCTCAAAGTTTTCCTGATCTATCTCAATACGAAACAGTTTCTATAGACTTAGAAACTAAAGATCCCAAACTACTGACTCTTGGTCCTGGTTGGACAAGAAAAGATGGATACATCATAGGGGTGGCTGTGGCTGCGGGAGAAAGTTCTTGGTATTTTCCTGTTGGTCATCAGTCTGGTAATTTACCAAAGAAAACAGTTTACAAATGGTTACAAAAATTATGTGACGATGTGAACATAACAAAGATATTTCACAATGCTTTATACGATCTAGGTTGGCTACGAGCCGAAGGAATAGAAGTCAAAGGCAAGATAATAGATACCATGATTGCTGCACCTTTGTTGGACGAAAACAGAAGATGGTATAATTTAAACTCACTTGCTCGTGATTATCTTGGAGAATACAAAGATGAAAAGCTATTGAAG